GCCGGCGCGCTACGAGAAAAAACACCCGCACGTCACGGTGCCGATCACGCTCAAAAGTGGCCGCAAGCTGCCAGGCGACTGGCGCACCCAGGACGGCGAGCTGTTGTGGCCTGAACGGTTTCCCGAGACACGTCTCGCCATGCTGGAAACCGAGCTTGGCGCATACGCCAAAGCCGGACAGCTGCAACAACGACCGATCCCGCGCGGCGGCGGCATGTATAAGCTGGCCTGGTTCGGTCGCAAGTTTATCGACGCGAACGAGGTCCCGAAAGGCGGCAAGACTGCGCGAGGCTGGGATCTGGCCGGCACCGAGGAGCAACCAGGCAAGGCGCCCGACTGGACCGTTGGTTGCAAAGTGACCACGGTCGGCGGTAAATTCTACGTCGAGGACGTAGTTCGGTTTCGTGGCTCGCCGTTAGAAGTTCGGACAACAATAAAAAACACGGCAGCGATGGACGGAAAGGCTGTGACGATCGACTTTCCGCAAGACCCAGGCCAAGCCGGCAAAAGCCAGGCGCAGGACCTGGCCGGGATGCTACCGCGCAATCGCGTGCGGTTCAGCCCGGAGACTGGCAGCAAGGAGGTGCGGCAGGATGCACCGGCGAGCCAGGCTGAAGCGGGCAACGTCTACATCGTTCGCGGTCCCTGGAACCGGCTATTTTTGGAGGAGCTGTGCGTGTTCCCGCGCGGTGACTTCGACGACCAGGCCGACGCGTTTGCCAGGGCATACCACCAGGTAGCCAAGGCGAAAGGGAAACCAAAAAGCGGCGGCATATCAGGGGCAGCATAATGGCCACAACGACGCCGAACGACATCGAGCAACACCACCCGCAGTACGACTACCGCGCGCCAGACTGGACACAAATCGAGGACGGCTACGAGGGCGAACGCCGCATCAAGCAACGCGGCGAGGTGTACTTGCCGATGACCAGCGGACAGATCGCGCTCGGCGTCGGAACCGCGGCGAACGGCAATCCAAAGGAAGGCCAGCAGCTCTACGACGCGTACAAAATGCGCGCGAACTATCCGTCAATTTTGAAAGACACCGCGAACGCGCTGGTCGGTATCCTGAACCGCGAGCCGCCGGTGATCGAGCTGCCGACCGCGCTCGAGGAGCTGTTAGACAAGGCCACCGATCGAGGCGAGCCGCTGGAGGCTTTACTTCGACGCATCCAGCTGCACCAGCTCCTGTATGGCCGGCACGGCATCCTGGTCGACGTCGACGCAAACCGAAACCTGCCGTACCTGATCGACTTCCCGGCGAAGCGAATCATCAATTGGGACGACATCGCCGAAGCCGAAGCGGCCGAGCGCAAGCTGCTGCTGGTCGTAACCGACGAGACCAGGAACGTGCGCACCGGCTTTCGCTGGGAGGAGCGCAAAAAGTTTCGCGCGCTGGAGCTGAACGACGCCGGCCAGTATCAGGTGACGATCGAGGACGACGGCAACCGGGCCGCGGCCATTGTTCCGAGTGTCCAGGGCAAGACGATCGACTTTTTGCCGTTCGTGTTCGCCAATGCGGTCGACCTGGTGCCTGACGTCGGCGACGTGCCGCTGCTCGGCCTGGCAAACCTGGCGCTGACAATCTACCGCGGCGACGCGGACTACCGTCAGGCCCTGTTCATGCAAGGGCAGGACACGCTGGTGATTTTGGGCGAGGACATCGACCCGAAAAACCCGGACGAACGCATAATCGTCGGCGCCGGCGCGCTCATTAACCTGCCCGGCGAGAACTCCGACGCCAAGTTTATCGGCGCCGACAGCCAGGGCCTGCCCGAAATGCGCGAGGCCCAGGCGGCCGACTTCGAGCGGTCGCAGAATTACGGCCTACAGATGATGTCGAAAGGCGCCGGCGCTGAAGCCGCCGAAACGCTGAAAATACGCGTGGCGGCTCGCACCGCTGACCTGGTAAGCGTGGCGCAGACGTCTGCCGGCGCGCTGACCCAGGCGCTGCAATACGCTGCGATCTGGATCGGTGCAAACCCTGACGACGTCCGCGTCGAATCGAATACCGACTTTATCGACGAGGCCATGCCGGCGGCCGAGCTGCTGGGCTACATGAACGCCAAATCGCGCGGCGCTCCGCTGTCGCTGAAGTCGATCCACGCTCTGATGCGCAAGGGCGACGTCACGCAGCTGACCTACGACGAGGAGACCGAGGAGCTGGACAGCGAGCCCGAGGCCGACAACACCAACGGCCTGGGCGAACCTGGCGAGGTCGACGAGAACGGCAACCCGATCGAGCCGGTGCCAGGTCAACAGCCTGGCCAGCCAGGGCAGCCACCGGGACGGCAGCCGCCAGACGACCAGGAGTAAAACGTGCCCAGCAACGACGACATCCGGGACGCGCTTGTTTTGCGGCGCGTCCAGGTGATCCGGCTCGGCAACGGACTGGCCGCCAGGATCCGGGCTATCCTGAACCGGGCCGAGCCTGGTCTACGTCGTGAACTGAAAGCGCGTCTCGAGGCGATCGCCGGCCGCGGCTACGACACCGGACCCAGCACGACGGCCAAATTGTTGCGCCTGCGGAACCTGATCACGACTTTGAACAAGCCGGCGTTCGACGACATTCGCAACCTGGTGCGCTCCGAGCTGATCGGCCTGGCCAGCGGCGAAGCGGCTGCGCAAGCGGCCCTCCTCGAAAGCAATCTGCCGGTTTTGACCGCGCTCAACATACCGGACGCCAGGTCGCTGCGGTCGGTCGTGTTCGCCAGGCCAATGAACAACAGGCTGCTGCGGGACTGGCTGGACCAATTCGAGGCCAACGACCGGGCGCGGTTCATGGACGAAATACGCCAGGGCCTGCTGTTCGACGAGACGCCGACGCAAATCAGCCGGCGCATTTTCGGCACCCAGGCGTTAGGCGGCACCGACGGCGTGCGGCAAATCACCAGGCGAGGAGCGCAGACGCTCGCGCAAACCGCCACGGCTTCGGTCTACAACGGCGTCCTGCAGGAGCTGTATCGGCAGAACCGCCGAATAATCCGCAAAGAGCAATACGTCGCGACCCTGGACAGCCGCACGACTCCGCAATGCCGCGGCCTGGACGGCAACCTTTACGACGTCGGGACCGGGCCGGTGCCGCCGGTCCACATGAACTGTCGCAGCGTGCGCGTGCCCGTTATTGACGGCCGGCGCTTATCGACCAGGCCAGCGGACGCGTCGACAGATCGCCAGCTCGCCGGGCTTCGAGGACCAGCGCGCAGGCGCGCAGTCGAAAAGCTCGTCGGCCAGGTGCCTGCGGAAACGACGTACAACCAATGGCTCGGCCGGCAGTCGGCGAGCTTTCAGAACGAGGTCCTGGGCCCGACCCGCGGCCGGCTATTTCGCAAAGGCGGCCTCGACCTGACCAGGTTCGTCGACAATTCTGGCCGGCAGTACACTTTGCCGGAGCTGTACGAAATCGAGCCGGCGGCGTTTCGTCGTGCAGGAGTTCCGGCGCCGTAGTGTTGCAACACGCGCGGCAGCGGTGATATCGTCCGCTTTGGCAGCGTGACGCTGTCGCAACCGTGAAGGATGCATCCCTTGGAACTCGCAGACAGCTACGAATCACTCGAAAAAGTACCCGCAGAACACGCGGCGCTCTACGTCGAAAAGGACGGCAAGGCAGTCCTCGAAATATCGGGCATTAAGACCCAGGCCGACTTCGACCGATACGCTACAGCGTTAAAAGCACGATTGGCAGACCAGGCGGCCGACTTGGCTGCCGCGCAAAAGGCCGGACTATCTCGCGACGACGTCGTGAAACTGATCCGCGAAGTGGCGACACCGCCAGGCACACCGGCTCCCGGCCAGGAGCCGCCGCCAGGTGGAAAAGTCGACCCGGCCAATGCGCAACGCGTGCATGACCTGGAGCGCGAGCTTGCGTCAATAAAGGACCAGCTCGGGAACGAAAAGCAGCAACGCGAGAAGGCACAGCAAACAGCTACCGACACAACAATAAAAAACGCTCTAACCGGAGCGGCGGCCAAAGCGGGCGTAAGACCCGAGGCCGTCGACTCGTTTGTTGAACTGATCCGGGGAAATTTCGAACAGTCGGCAGAAGGTTTTGTCGTCACCAAGCTGGAGGGCAACACGATCCAAGGCGTGAGCCCGAACAGCAAACCCGAGGAGGTCCTGACTGCGATCAAGCGCCAGCCGAACTTCTCATATTTTTGGCCGGAGTCGAAAGGCGCCGGCGGCGGTCCCGGCGGTGCCGGTGGCGGCGGCGGTGGCGCAGGCGCCGACAATCCGTGGAGCAAGGCGGGCTGGAACATGACGGCCCAGGGCCAGGCAATACGAACAAACCGCGCGGAGGCCGAAGCATTGGCCAAAGCTGCGGGCAGTTTCATCGGCGCTGCAAAGCCGCCGGAATAGCGGTACACTCCGCAAAACGACCCAGGCCGTGAGGGCCCGAACTTCAACAGGAGAACACTCTCATGGCATTAGTACAGATCGCGGACGTTGTAGTCCCTGAAATTTTCACGCCGTACATGATGGTGCTGACGCAGGAAAAGTCGCGCCTTATTCAGTCCGGCGCCGCAATCGTCAACGGCGA